CAAGAGGCACGAGGGTCGTTGGCTTCAGAAACCGTTGAAACGTCACAGTGTGACGATCGAAGGCCTGAGTACCAACTTTCACCGTGTCCTTACTATGCCGGATTTTAGCCCGGTAAGTAACGAGAGATTCGTCAAGGAAATATTCCGACGAATATCCGTCTTGGTTAATCAGCGGCAATACCTTGGCAGTTCCACCGGAACCATCAAGGGTCACCGTCAGGGTTGAACCTAGCATCAGTACTTACTCCTTAGTTGTGGTTAGCGTCTCAGCTTAATTCGCTGCAACGCTAACGAACTAAGGATCGACAGTTGACGTTGACTTAGGAAAGGCAACGTGGCCGTCAGTGCTGCTCCCGAGACCTGGGCTCTTGCCTTGGTCTCGAAGATCCGCGCACCCTCACCGCCGGTTATCGTAAAACGATAACCGTCGGTTCTGGTCCAAGTCTCCTTTGTGTACGTATGCGTCATCACGTTGATAACGCTATGGTTCACTGGGATTGTATTAATGTGAGCCGACATATAGTCGTCAACATTAAGACACCAACCCGCCAACCACGTCCATGGAATTAAATTCCATGCTTGAACACCGGCCTGACCAAAAGTCAAGCCTAGGACAAGTCGACGTGCGAGTGAGTTGAGCTGCTTGGATGTATGCCGAGTAGACGGCAGTACGGTAGGTGTCCACCTTACGGTGCACCACCGCTCCCGGAGAGTATACTTCTGGACTTTCACATCCAGTTGAATTCCCGTGGAAGAGTGAATCGGCAATTGATTGTCGACGAACTCGCCTGACGTAGTATCACTCGGTATACGGATGCGACGTTTCAAACCTCCCTTAGCATACAGCCTTTCAAGTTCCTTGAGTCTTTTATCGACCAGGGATTGAAAGTGCAACAGCTTACGGATGTCTGAGATTAAAGGTAACCAGCCCATTTGAGCGGCAAGATAGTGATTAGCTATCTCTTTAGCACTGTGAACACCCAAAGGGTGATTCCCAGTCCTAAGACGCTTTATATTGAGCTTGTAAGCCATTATATCTCGGTACAACCCCGGGAGATCTCTCAGTTCGTAGAGAAACTGCGGAAGCCCGACCCCGATTCGGTTAGGATTACTCCTAGCCAGAGCGTAAGTCGCGGCGGATGCAGTAGACCCTGCTGCTGAGAGTGTCACGTGAGTCTGATTCAGACAAGACACACCTGACGGGACGTAATTCACAAATATAGTGTGAATACTACCGTTAGGTTGAGTCCGCTGTCCATTGATAGTAGAGATCCCTGAAGAGAGTCTATGACTCAAATCAAGAGGATGATCAACTGTCTTCCCCACATCATCGGTACACAAATGGCGATCCCACAGAAGTGAGACGTTATTGGTGACCGGTGTGCCCGGGCCAAAACCGTCGAAACGGTAGAAACCCGAGGGAAAAGGAACAGACTTGGTTCTTGTACGTGACATTGACACAGAACTGTAGGAGTCACGGGATGTGACGAGCTATCGCTCGAGAGCCGCCCACTTGGGCGG